TAATTAAGAAAACAACTTATTGGCAACCCTCTTTTAGTTCCACCATTTGATAGAACGGGGGTTGCAAACATAAACCACATTTTACTAGCGTAATCATAAATACGCTGTGCATGGTCTTCATCATCCGCAAAGGCGTCTGCAGCCCGAGCAAATGCTTCTTGAGGGCTTTCCTCTCCTGGGAGCATATATCGATCCCTTAATGTAATCTTACTAAACTCTGTTAGTAATTTATCTCTACTATAATCTAATTTCATATATAATTCCCTAAAATGTCGTCTACGACCTTTGTATGTTTACCTATTGCTGTCTCTGAATATTCTACTAAATCCATAAGTTCAACATTAAGTAATAATTTTTCTTTGTTACTATTTAATTCATCTATAAACTTATAACGACTATCAATAGGACATGAATTGTATATGTCATATATGTCGCCATATTGTTCTATAATCTGGGCGGCTCTCTTAGGGCCTATTCCTTTAATCCCTGGAATATTATCTCCTTTATCTCCTGTTAAACACTTGAAAGTTAAATACATCTCTGGAGTTACTTCATAGTGTTCATCCCAATTCATTAATGTAGTTTCTTTTCTTGTAACTGTAGAGAATCGTGAGACATTGTCTTGGACTAATAAGTCCCAGTCTTTGTCTGAGGAAATTAACCATATTTCATTTATATTATAGTCCTCTCGTTTTTGGACTATGTAAGCAGCAATGTCATCTGCTTCTACTCCACCAAAGCGGAGTGTTGGTATTCCTCGTTCTTGAAAAGTTCTAAGACTTAAGTCAAACTCCTCTAATACTTCTTGGAATTGTTGTTTTTCTTCTTCTGTTTGGTCTGCAAGTTTTTCTGTTCTGTTAGCCTTATATTCAGGATATATTTCTTTACGATAATGACTTCCGCCATCACCTAATACTACTATATTCCCACAGTCGTATGACTTTGCTAACGACTCCACAGTTCTTACGAAATCAAACTGAAAATCATATTTTTTTGCATGGATCCATCTCCATATAATGTTGAACCCATCAACTATCAATAAGTTCCCATTCGGAATCGGGTTCCCATGGTCTGTAAATTTTATCGCCATTTGTAAATACCACCTTTTCTTGTTCTAGCCAATCTTCAGCAAGAGCCACATATGCTCCTACCCAGTTGACATACATATATCGTTTGCAAACTTCAGGTTTGCGTACTGTGGCAACAAATATTTTAGAACGATTATACTTAAAGAAGAGTAGAGGTTCTTGATCTCCGTCATGTGCTTGTTTACATATCTTGCTCCACCACTTCATCCACTCATTACTTTTACTAGTAAATATCTTATCATTAAAGTGTGAATCTTTATAATTCTTCACTTCTATGCAGAATATATTGTGTTTATGTGGAACGTATATATCTCCTTTCAAATAGTGCAATGCACCAGATGCTGGGATTCGTTCAAACTCTAACTGTGTATGTCTACGAAGCATGTCTCTTACTAGATACTCACCTCTTGCTCCTTTTGCTCTACTATCCGTCATTTAAATAACTCATATTTTCTTCTTTAATTACTTCTATTTTAGATAACAAGGGGTGTGTCCAACCGTGCGACACCATGAAAGTATTTAAGTCTTCTTCTCCCAACAAAACCTCTACTACTTTCTCTTTTCCTTGCTCGTCTAAGGCTTGAGTTACCTCGTCTAAGAATAAGATATTTATTCTTGACTTTGAGATACTCGCCATCAGTTTTCTAATAGCAATAAGAGTTGCGATGTTTACTCTTGCGAGTTCACCACTTGATAATGCTAGTATTTCTACTGGTTTACCATTATCATCAATCTCTACATTTAACTTATCGTTGTTAATTACAAACTGCAAGTTAAATCTGCCATCAGAAAGTTCTGCTAAATATTTATTTGCCAATTCTTCTAAATCTTTTACTAGACTCTCTATCTTGTATGCTAAGAGTCCATTTGTGCTAAAGGCTTTCTTTAATACTTCTAAATAAGTATTCTTTTCTTCTTCGATAATTATATCGTTTGTTACTTCCTCTAGCTGTGTTTCGAAACCTTCTGTCTGTTCCTGTATAATACCTACCCTTGTATTATGTTTATCTACTTCACTATTCTTTTCTATTATTTTTTTAAGCTCATTTCTTTCGGCTTGTATTCCTGTTTTAAGTACAGTTATTCTGTCCTCTAACTTACCTTTGTCTATAACTTGTGAAGGTAGTTTCTGATTAATACTTTTGTAAATCATCTCCCACTCATCTACCATATTATCTGCATGATGAAGTCTAGCGTTGTTTTCTTCTGCTGCAGCTATCTTTTCTTGTACTTTTTTAATTTCTGTACCCATATATGTTGCAGTTTCATTGTGCTTATCATACTGCTCTTGTATAAATTTTAAATCTATAGGCTGTTCACATGTTGGACATTCTGCATCATCACTATTTTTTAGTTTTTCGTACTTATTTCTCATATTTACTTCTTGAGCAAGTTCTGATTTCCACGTACCTAAAGACTCATTAAAGAATGAAGTATCTTGTTTAGCACCATTTGCTACAATATCCTGGAACTTAGAGATATTTATTAGTTCCAACTCTGACTTCCAATGATTATTTCTTGAGATTTTTTGATTATTTTCAGAGATATTTGAAAGTTCTATCATCAATGAACGTAATTCTTCTTCATCTTTTTCTTCGATTTTTGGTAGATTTATCTTCGGAAGTAGTGTCATGTCTATCGATTTGTTATTGTCTAACCATGAAATAATCTGACTAGATTTTCCATTTAGTCCTGCTAAATCCTGTGATGAAATCCTTGACTCTTCTTTGAAGATCTCAAAAAACTGCACATATTGATCCAAATTTAATAAGTCAATTAAGAACTTCTTATTAGTATCAGTAGCAGTTAAGAACTGTAAACTAGCATTAGTATTTTGATACACTAACTGTGTAAATGTTTTGAAATCTATATTCAATAGGTTTTCTACAGTCTTATATGTATTTGTTGCTGTATGGGATGAAATATCTTTTCCATTCTCATATAATTTACACTTAATTCCACTTTTTCTTTTTACATCAATTTCGTAGTCTTTATCGTCAACAGAAAAGGTAAGATTAATACTATATCCTTTATTTGCGTATCTATTAGGTATATCAGCTTTCTTGACACCTTTACTGTTCTTGTTAAATAATACTTCTTCTAGTATTAAAGGGATAGACGATTTGCCTACACCATTTGTTCCGACTAACTGTGTTAAAGTTGACTGTCTTAAGTCTAACTCTATATTCTCTCCATATGAGAAACAGTTACTCCACTTCAACGTTTTTAGAATAATCACTAAATACTCCTATTACTTTACTAATTTTTTCTCTATCTAAGGTTAGTACTTCTTTAAAGTACATTGCAAGCTCTTCTTCAATGGTCATTTCTTTCTCTAGTGCCAAGGTAGATTCACTTGTCTTTTTTAGTAACTTTTTGTCTAATAAATCTGAGTTCTTAATATTAGCAAGGTCTGTTACATCACCTTCTATTTCATATATTGTATGGTCAAAGTCAGTTGCTATCATATCATCTGTACTTGTTACAGTTTTACGATAGAGTTGAGGAAGTTTAAACTCTCCCCACTTCCAACTCCACTTAAATCCATTTGATCTATGGGCTTCTTCAATAAGAATATAGCCTGTTTTAATTTTGTTCCTGTGAAAACTTGTAGACATTGGACTGCCTGGGTATACAATATTTCTTTGAGTATTCTCATGAGAATGTAAGTCCCCTGCAAAAACCGTATCAAACTTATCAAATCTTTCTAAGTCTACTTCAGGTGTCACATGAGGGGGTATCTCACCCCTCACATGAGTAAATAGATATTCACTATCTATTTGTTCTATACTACCTTTCTTGTGTAAATCTGCATAGGGCAGAATACACCAGTCATCTTGGTAGTATGTTTCTGTAACTACTGTTACAAGTGGATTAAGTTCGTTAGTAACTCTTATTAAATTACTAAAGAATGTTTTATTTTTTCTAGTAGCTTCATGGTTGCCATCATATATAATGGTTTTAACATTAGCACTCTTTACAAAATCAAAGTAAAGAGTTAGCTCGTCCATAGAAGGAGTTCTATCGAATAGATCTCCTCCAATGATATGTAATGAAACGTCATTATCGTTTACTACATCTTCTATCAGTTGAAAGAATAGTTGGTACCTTGAGCAAGCCCAAGCTGCCGGTACATTCTTTTGTCCTAATTTAATGTGCCAATCTGCTGTAAATAAAATCATATTATGATACGTCGAACTCGTCGGATATATCACTATCAACTTCACCATCAACTTGTGTTATCTTCTTAAGAAGTTCAAGTTGTATCTCAGGTGTAGGTCTTGGTAATACTTCATCCATAGATCTTAGACCTTCAACAAGTTTCATCTCATTGTCATCTAATTGTCTAGGTTTGCACTTAAGTGCTTGTAACTGATACTCCACATTATATGGATTTGGTCCTGTTTTCTTTCTTTTGAAGAATACATCCCATCCTGTAGTCTGGTCAGTAGGATCCCCTAGATCTTCCATTGCTACAGTAATTTGCTCGAATAACTTTTTCTTTAAGTTAAAGATCTTTACTGTGTTATCACCGTAGTCAATACATTGAATTGCATAAGACCAACCACATTTTAGGTCGGTAAAGTATTCTTGTACATGATCTTTTTCTTTATTGTTGAAAGTTTCTGTGTTTCTGTCGAAAGCTAAACATTCCATAGGGATATTTTTCCCATTCTCACCTTTAACCCAATACACGTATCTAGGTAATAAGTCGCCCACTAGTCTTACGTGGTGGTCTTCTTTTCCTGCATATGCGTAGGATTCTGCTCTTTCTTTTTTAGCTTCGCCTTTAGTCTGATTAAATTTTATTGCCATTTTAATTCCTTTAAGTCTGTGATTTCTTCGAATTTGAAGTGAATCTTGTCATCTTCTATTCTAAGTAATCTATTGTTTAATATTATATCCTCACTCAGTGGGTACCTTATGAGGTCCAGTGTGGTGTCTTTTGTTACCACATAGTGGTTATAACTGCGAAATGATGCGACACCTGCATATTCCACAATCTCTTTGTCGGAGAAAAATCTCCGCTGTATAAATAATGCTTTAGGATTTAAGAGGTAACTATGTCCTCCCCACTTTTTAGTCCAAAATTTGAACTTGGGGTCATAATAGTTTGAAGGCGGTATTCTGTACGTTAAGATATCAAGAATAACCATGATGTCTTTGGTACTACCGTTTGTCTCTTTTAGAATCTTTTTCCAATTATACAATATCATATATTATAACAAAATTTGAACTTGTTGTCAAGCATTATTTTTCTGATCTACTCGGTTAACGAATTTATAAAACTCTAACCTCATAGCCCTGTTTAATGTAAAACCCATGTCTAGCGGTTGCTTGCTTAGTAGCAGTTTTCCCGCGTAGATGTATATCTACTACTATGGGTTGTCTTTTTCCTTCTCTCTTACGAATAACTCTGCCGATTAACTGCGTGAGTAAAGGGTCGTTATTGATTGGGGTTGCTAAAACTAAACAACTCAATACATCAAGAGATATTCCTTCTGAGAATATAGCTTGTGTACCATAGAGAATATCTTTAGAATCTTTTACACTTTCTAATAATATTTCCCTTTGTTCATGTTCTAACTCGCCTGTAATACATACGGCAGAATCACCACTTAGTCTAGCACAAGTCTTTAGCAAAGAGACTCGATCACTTACTACCAGAACCTTGTGTCCTTTGGCTGCATAAGCAGATGCAATCATTGCAATGCTATGCACATATTCTTCTTGTGAAACCAAGTGGTTAATCCTATTCGCCCAAGGTGTACGCGCTCCATCCATGAAACGCACCTCGGATTTAATTATGTCAATAACAGGAGTCATATAGTTTTCTCTAGGTGGTTTTATAACGTGGTGTCCAAAGTAATCTCTAAATACCACGTGCTTACCATCTTTTCTTTCTAATGTTCCTGTTAGACCTATTTTATATCGACTATGCATTTTGTCGATAATTCTACTAAAAGTTGGACTTGAGATGTGATGCATCTCGTCAAGTATGACTGTCCCGAACTCTTTTTTTATCTCATCCATTTTACGGTAAAGACTTTGTATGTTTCCAATTACTATTGGACTATCTGTGTCAAATTTTCCACTACCAATAATTCCGGCTTGTATTCCAAAGACTTTCTCTACCTCTTTTGCCCACTGATTTCTTAATGCAATTGTGTGGACAACTATCAATGTTTTTCTTTTAAGTTTTGAAGCAATAGCTAAACCTGTAAAAGTCTTTCCCCAGCTGACCCATGCGTTTATTATAGCACAGTCTTCTACTTCGTCATATACGTCTTGTTGGGAAGGTCGTAGAGTAAACGTAAACTCTGGAAATTCTATTTCCGTATCAACTCTTCTATCGATTATATTATAATCATTTGGGATTAAGTCCGTTCGCCCACTGGGCATAGAAATTAGCCCTCCCTTTATAAGTCCCATATTCTTTATAATAAAAGGTGGATCTTGCGGGTTTCTTGGTGCAATTGAATATGTGAGTTCTTTATCAATATCTGCACGAAGATCTGCAGGAACTTCCATGAATATTCTGTTACCTATAACTGCTTTCATTATTTAAATTCCGGCCCACTATGCCATTGTACTAGAGAATGTCGAGTACCTGCACGTACTTCTGTGACTTCATGTAAAAGCATAGAAGGAAATACTATAATTGATCCTTGATTACGAAGACCTTCTGGGAGTATTAATTCTTGCCCATAATAGTCTTTAAGTTTAAAATTTCCACCATTATATCTTTCTTCATTTGTTAGCTGAACACTAATAGAAAGCTTTCTGTTTTCATACTTTTCCACGTCACAATCTCTATGCTCTTTATAAAAGCAACCTATAGCATACTTACCATACTGCACTAATTCACTAGAATCTAAATCAAAATTCCATTCTGCTCCTCTATTAGCTTCTTTTACAAATTTATCTGTTATTGATTGAACCCAATGACCTGAAGAAAAGAATCCTACTTGTGTTGTTCTATAATCTTTATCTATTTCTCTCTCATTCTTTATACCTGCAG